CAGGAGCACATATAGATATTGATTATGGTTGGTGTTCCTCGGCAAGAGACAACGATTACGATAAAGTAATTAAAGCAATAAACATATTAAAATATGGGTAGTTGAAAAGTATTATAACGCAGTTAGAAGCGTTTATTACGAAGTAATATAAGGAGAGATGAGTAATGAATAAAGATATAAAACAATATATGAATAAAACGAATGAACAAATTAAAAAAGCAAAAGAGAACCCTGAAAAAAGTAATAAAGAAGTAAAAGAAGCATTACTAGAAATGGGAACTATAAGTGAAATATTAGTAGAAGAAAGTAAGTTTCACATAACACCAAAAGAAGCAATAGAGGATATAAGAAAATTAAATGTTGGTGATAATTACTTTATCATCAAACAAGCATTTGAAGATATGAAAGAAGAACGAAAACAAAGAGATGAAACTGAACAAAGTTTATCTAAATGGATAGTTGAACTTCAAACAGAAATAAAAGAAGCAACTAATATCCAAGCTGATAGTTATAAATGGATAAATGAACTTCAAGCTAAACTTGATAAAATAAAAGAAGTAATCCCTAAAGTAATAAATGGATTATTAGGTTATGAAATAGATTTAAACACAGTTATACCAATATTAGAAAAGATATTAAAGGAGGAATAAGATGAAAAAGTATTTTAAAATAGGAATAGGAACGATCATACCCACCGCATTAGTATTTATGGTACTAAATTGGCTCTATGGCTGGATTGATTCAATCGTAGTAATGATTTTACCTAATACAATGGAGTATCAATGGTGGTATGTATTTCCGTTTATCGTAGCAATCGTAATACTCGTATTTATAATTGGTGTGGGGTTCTCATTTATCCGCCCAATTAGATGGGGAAAGAAACAGTTTGAGAAAGTGGTTAAACGAGTTCCAGTAGTAGGCGCAATATATAAATTTGGTAACGAGATAGTTGATTCGTTCGTAACTGATGTAAATGAAGATGGAGATTTGCAAGTAATCGAGATAGAGTTTGGTGGCTTATTATCATTAGGTGTATTAACAGATGAGGAACATTCATTAGGATTTCTATTGAGTGCACCGAGTCCCGTAACCGGTTATGTATTCAAATTACCTAACTACCGTAAACTAGATATGACATTTATGGAAGCAGTTAAGATTAACACGAGCTTAGGGAAAATAGGTGGTTTTGCGTGGACAGAGGAGGAGTAAGAAATGAAAAAGATATTAACAATAATCATAGCATTAACACTTGTCTTAGTTATTAGTGGGTGTGATGATATTGAACTGAAAAAAACAGAGGAGTATTATTGTGAGAATGATTACAATGGAGAGTGGAATAACACTTTCCAACAATGTATATTTGAAACATACTCACAAGAAGATATATTAGAATTAGAGCAACGAATAATAGAAAATGAATTAAATATTACTGAATTAGATATGAATGATTTAAACTTTTATACTGAAGATGAGTTAGATTTATTATTTAATGAACTAGGATTATATATTTTAGAACTTGAAGCAAGAATAGAAGAATTAGAAAGTGGGGTGGAGTAAGAAATGACAGCAATTAAAGAATTAACAAACTTAAGAGATGCAGAGCAAAGATATTATGATGAGTTAGTTAGGCAGCAAGAGGAAATTGAAGAAAAGATGAGCCAATCACAACGAGCAATAGGACAATATAACGAACTTATTGCATATGTGGGGGAAGAGTGATATAATATAAATGTAAGTATTCTTTATTACCTTATCCCTTTTTGGAAAAAGGCAGCCTAGATCGTGGTTGTCTTTTTTCTTATGATGGAGTATAATATAGTTGTAATCGACTGCACTTGAACAAAAAGAGTGCGATAGATAGAAAAAGGAGACATTATGGCCAATGATTTCTAACTTAAAGGCAATTCATTATATAGGGGTTGTCTTTTTTCTTGTAATAAACTTTGACAATAAAGGGCTAAAGTTATATACTTATTGTATGAAAGTGTGTGTGGAGTGATATAAACACGCATTAATGAGTCCATCATATACTTTGAATATGAGAATAATACACTCACTCAGTGTAAAAATGAGGTGAAAGTTATGGCACAAGTAGGTAGAAGAAGCAAGTATGATACTCACATATTACCGTATTTAGATTTAGTTAAGACTATGCGTATAGATGGGCATACTGAAAATGACATAATGAAACGCCTTAAAGTAGGGCATACAGCGTGGCATAATTATAGAAATAAACATGAGGAATTTGAGGAAGCGTTAAAATATAGCAAAGAAACATTGATTGCTAAGTTAGAACAAACACTATTCCAACAAGCAATGAAAGGGAACACAACAGCATTGATATTTTCATTGAAGAACTTACACTCTAAGAAGTGGGGCGAAAAGATTGATGTTACTGGCGACTTAGAATTGAAATCATTTGGTGTATTGCTAGATAAGTTCATTGATAAGTTATGACATTAGATCAAGTTATATTATTAGAGAAACATAAAGATATAATCAAAGACAGACATCAAGTCATATTTGGCGAGGGTGTAACAAATTCATCTAAGAGTTTTATATTTGGTATAGCATACATAATGCGTATCATGGAAACACCACCAGAGCATACACAATTCTTTCTAGGCGGTAAGAGTTTACCAGTATTAGAAAAGATGTTCATACAGAACCCAGATTCATTCTACAATCTATTCCGCTCAATATGCCAATACAATAAGGCAGGTGAGGGTGGAGCAAAGATAACTATTAATATGCAAGGTGTAAAGCCTAACAAGGTTATATATTTAGCAGGTTATGATAACAAGAAACGATGGAGTGATATATTAGGATTAACTATTCGTGGGTTTAATGTAGAAGAAATAAACATAGCAGATGATGATTTCATTAGTGAGTTGTTTATTCGTGTATTTAGAAATGGTGGCTTTTTATATTGTAGTAGTAATGGGGGAGACCCAGATACACCAGTATATACAGAACATCTAAACAAATGTAGACCATCAGATAAATATGCAATAGAAGTACCAAAGGAAACAATGAATGAATTAGAACGTACAGAAGCTAGTGATGACTTTATATTTTACTTTTTTAACTTTAAAGATAATCCAACAATGACTGAAGAAGATAAACGTAAGCTAATTGCTAATACACCTAAAGGCTCGTATCAATGGTTTACTAAGATAATAGGCATAAGAGGAATACGAGAAGGTGTAATCTATGCTGACTATATGACAAGAGAAAAGAACATTATTCACTTGGATTTACTAGGTGAGAACGAAGAGGATTTAGCATTCTTAAACAAACATGGTATAGAAATAATGACATTAGGCCATGATGTAGGTGGTACAGATAACAATGTAATCACACTTAATATATTTACAACAGGGTTTAAACATTATATAGTAGCAGACTTCATAGAGTTTAATAACGCTAACCATGATGAAATATGGGATAAGTTCGTTAAATGGTTCACACCATATTACATTAAATATTCAATGTATATCAAAGGTGACTTTATAGATAGTGCAGCCAAGATAATGAGATTAACAATGGATAGCAGATTAAAGGCACAGTTTAACTTAAGATGTTACAACGCTCAAAAGTTCACTATTAAAGAGAGAGTGGATTGGGGCGTTACACAATTAGATCAAGGTAGATTCTTATTCACACAAAAGACCGAGCCTTGCTATGTATCATTCACGAAAGCATTTTATACAACGAAGTCTAAAACAGATATAAGAGCTTTTAATAAACATTTACACAAAGATAGAGTAGATAGTATGGAGTACGGCCAAGCACCGTATACAAAGAAAATGATGGTGGGGTGGTAATATTAAACTACTAAAGGCAATAAATCCAGCAACATGGATTAATAAAGCAGTAGATAAACGCATTGAAAATTATAGGAAAGGAGTTGGTAGCGAAATGCAATACAACCCTTTATTAGTAGGCATGAAGAATAGTTTTAATGATAAACATATGACACGTAGGATATTAGAGAATAGTGTTTTGTATAGTGGTATTGAGCAAGATATAGCATACTTCTATCGTAAGGAAGCACCTAAGTTCATACGTAATGGGCAAAAAAGTGAGAGTTTAAAATACTTTTGGGCTGACACTGACACTGATATAAGAAAGATACATAGTGGTTTCCCTCAATTAATTAGTGAGAAGATGGTTGATTTAATCGTAGGTAATGGCTTTGATATAGTAGTAGAAGGCAGCGATAAGGAAACTGAATTACAAGATGAACTAGATGAGATGTTAAAAGATAACAAGTTCAAAGGTTCAATATTAAGTAAGTCTATTGAAACGGAATCATGGAGTGGCGGTACAGCGTGGAAGTTAAGTTGGAATCCAAAGCTAACCGAATATCCTATAATCGAAGCATGGCAACCTGAGAACTATACAAGTGTAATCAAAAGCGGTAGAGTATTAGAAGATATATTCTATGAGTATTATGAGAAAGGTAAGACACAATATCGCTTAAGTGAAATATATGGTATGGAAAAAGGTGTAGGTGCTTACATAGACTACGCATTAGATATGTTAGTATACAGTTCAGTATCACAAGTAAATGGGGGTAGTAAATGGATTAAGGTTTCATTAACTGAATTAGAAGATACAGCCGAATTGAAACGTATTGATTTCAAAGGGTACATGAAACGATTGAGTTTATACAAACCTAACAAACTACC